AGTTGCCTGTGGGTGCGTTGGTTACAACTGTTGCGATGGTATCAGGTGAGCCACCTGAGGAGTCTGGTTGCCATTTATAAATCTTGCCATCTTTAGAAAAAGTAAAGATTAAATCTTCACCCCAGTTGTCAAAAGAAAAATAACCAGCTTGTAAGATTAAACCTGATTGACTCCTGGCATCACCATAGTCTTCTGAGCCATAAGTGTAAGCTCCAAAGCCTAATGGGTCATCACTTGCATCATTAACAAAGCCTACTGGTGTGATGTCTGTCCAAGTGTTGTCATACAAGACATAAACTTTTTCTCTTGTACCAACTCCTAAAACATTATTACCAGCATTATCTTTATAACCATATAAACCTATGATAGCTCCGTCTAATGCTGTACCTCTAAGTTTTTCCCACCCGCCAATAGGTTTTAGATATCCGTTTTCAAAACGCACCAAATCACCATCGACCCAACGCCCTTTATTGGCGTAGTCTGTGCCATTGGTTACGATTCCTGCGGGGGGTGTTATTGGAAATAATGCCATAGCCTTATTGTATAAGACCTCGCTTTATTAGTCATTAACTAGATGGAGGTGTTGGCCATTCTCCTAATGGTCTAACAGGTGGAGTTGCATCATTGTAAACATACAAAGCTGCTAACTCATCGACTGTGGTACAAGCATCAATTTTGCTTTGCATATCTGCTGCTGTGCTTCTGACATCAGTTCTAAAAGTAGACCAATCAGCAGGAATGGGTGTACCAGCTTCTGTTTCTCTGACTACATACCAATCATTAGGCTGTAATAAACCATAGGCTTGATTGATAATCACTTGATTATGATTCCATTTAAGACCATGAGTTACATCACCAGTATCAGGATCAGTTGTATCGTCTAGGTTTTTAGCTGTAGCTGTACCATAAGATGCAGTTACCACATCGTTATCAAAATCAAAAGATTGATTGGTGTTGATGTAATAAGAAGGGTTTTTAAAGTTGCTGTTATCTACAACCACTTCATAAATGCCTATTGCTTCTAGTTCATCGCTAGACCAAAGCATAAAGATATTTTGTGGATAAGATACATCCCCAATGGTTATTGCTTTAGGTCTGGTGTAAACCTGAGTTACTTGATTGTTTTCTACTAATGCCCACATATTAATTCCTATTATATATTATCTTGCTGTTGTTGGTATACCTGTTGATGTTACGAATGGATTTTCTGCAAATGCCATGTAGATGTATTCTCCACCTGATTCGTTTGTACTTCCGTAATTATTGTAATGTTTAAACCCATTACTTAATATATCTATTTGAAAAAGAGTACTTTCTGCTGCCGATGAATTTGGCTTAAGCACAGCCTCAACTAGGTTGAAGGGTGCGCGTTTTGTGTCCCACATAAACCAATTATGTGCAGCAGCATCAATTCTTTTAGCTATAATAAAAGCAGGTTTGAAGCCTGTATAGATAAATGCGCCATCTGTATTTGAACCATTACCGACATACTTGCCAAACTTGCTGTAGCCTTGTTTTTCTGCGAAGCAATAGGCTACATAGGTATCACCACTACCATTTACTAAATTACCACCATAAACAATAACTGTTGTTGAGCTTGGGGCTAAATTCTGCCAAGGACCGCTTTGTTGTGCTGCGGTTGTATCTAATTGTAAATAGAAACCAGCACCTATAGATTCGTGATAAACACACCAATTAGCTGCTCCATTTCTTCTTTTTACAAAAACTACTTTTGGTGCTACACCTAAACCATGTCCAAAACCACCTGTCGTTGTGCCATCGCCTGTATAGGTAACAATACTAAAACCAGCATCAGAGTTTACTTGCACTGTAGAAGTTATAGAGCTAGTTGTATCTGTACTAGTCGAACCACCATTGGCTTTCCATTGCCAAGCTACATAAGTATTACTGGTATAATTCATCGTAAAAAATTGTGATGAACCAAACTGAAATCCGTCTGTATTTATTCCATTGTTAGTAGCATTCCACCAATTTTGAGTACTATTTTCTGCATCTGTGGTGTTGGCTTTTAAAAGTGGTGCATTAGTAGCAGAACCTAAGTTTCTATTACTATCCCAAACCACATGGTCATATGCAGCTCCTCTGTTTTTAATCCAAAGAAAGTCAGGTTTTAAGTCTGAATTACCATCATTGGTAACTTCTGTATTTGCTCCTGCACCAGTATAAGTAGCAATCTGAAAATATGCAGATGGGTCGTCTATATTTGTATAAGCCATTATCCGAACTCCGCTAAGTTTTTACTGCATAAGGCATAGTAGCCTGATGGGGGTGCGTATTCAAAAGTTCCGTAGCCGTTGGCATCTGTGTTTCCTGATGCGATTGTCATTTCAGTATAACCACCAAAATTAAAATATATTTCTGTACTGTCAAAAGAACGATAATAAGGAACTATTGGCTCACTTTGCCCAATAACACTTGAAATGCTAAATGTTGTATTGCTTGTTCCATTTTCTGTTATTGCTGTACCATTTCTATAAAAAGTAATTTCTTCATCGTCTAAATTTAATGCAATCGCAAAAACATCACTATCGTTGGATGACCAGCTTGTCATTGCTTTGTAGGCAGTCTCAACGCCACTTATTAAGTGTTGATAAATATAGGGGCTTAACCCATCTCTTAAAAATAAATTAGGGCAATAATCTCTAGGGTCATCTATATCATCAGTACTATAATCTGCACCCATAATTCCAACTGCTCTATACCCAAAAGCCCCAGCAACGGGTCTGTATTCCCAATACCATTTACCATTGGTTGCGGCTATAGTTCCAACTGCACCTTTCCAACCACCACTAACACTATCTGCTGTAGTTGCTCCTTCATTAATTACTGCTTCATTACCCCCAAAAGAAAATAAAGGATTCCAAGTACAAAAACTATTAGTAGGTGTGTCCACAGCTTGGTCTGCGGATGTGATGTTGTTTAGAGATAAATCTGTTCCACCATTAGCATCTTCTCCTAAATTAGAAGAATTACTAAAGTCTAAATAATTATCTAAACTGCCTAAAGTTCCTGTAAAGGCTTTAGGTTTCCAAATACCACTATCATCATCAAACTCACCGAAGTCTGTTGGGTCTAAAGTTTGCCCATTAATATAATATGCATCAGCTATATAACCATTAAAATTTTCACCAGCATTACCGCTATAACCAATTCTAAAGTTATAACCTGGATAATTACCCCAAGCAGGACTTCCTTGATTTAGGTCTTGAGCAGTAAAAAAGAAAAAAGAAGTTTCTTGAACACCATTAACCCAAAGCCTCATCCTATTTGTATCTGTTGCTTGACTTGAATCCGCAACAACCACAATATGATACCAAGCTGAAGTGTCTCTAAAGAGTCTATTTGTTTCTAATTTTCTACCTGACCTAAACGAGTATTCAATTCTATCAGCGCTGTCAAATCTTAATATTCCAATATTTGCAAACCCAAGTATAAAAGAAGTTTTGGTTATTTCTGTTCTTTTTACCCAAACAGAAATAGTATGCTTTGTTCCACTTCCACCACTGCCAGTTGTAGCTCTTTCTAAATACTCAGAATTATCTTCTTCTAACTTCAAAGAGTTTTCAATCTCATACCCAGTAGATATGCTTCCTCTGTTTGCTGTACGCTGTAGCGTTTCCATATTAGGTTTGTGCTAGGTTTTGAACTCTACCAATTTCTTGCCAAACTGAACCATTGTATCTAAAGCTAAAGATGTCAGTTTTGTTGGCTGTAGCTGTTACAGTGGGGGCTGTACTAGCAGCAAACTCGAACACAGTATTAAATGCTACTGTGTAAACTGATCCGCCTTGTGCTATCTCTACAGAAATAATTGCACCTTCTACAGCATTAGTTGGTGCTGAGAAAGTCGTATTTTCTGTGGTTGCATGATAAGCGTTGGCTGCTGCTTGTGCATCCCAAGCTACCGCATTAGAGCTTGAGGTGATTGCAACTTGTGTAATTTTTGCTGAAGTTGATGCAGTTGCTACTGTAAAGACTCCAGTTGATGCTGAAGATCCACCAATCGGTGTACCATCAATTGCACCACCATTAACATCAATGGTTGTAAAACTTGCTGATCCAGTTGAAGTTAAAGTACCACCAACTGTTAAAGTTTTACCAGAGCCAACATTGAGGCCCACACTTGTTCCGTTTCCTGCATCTGCAAAAAGACCATCCAGAGTATCGAGGTCGGTGTTTAATTTTCCGCCCCAGGTATCAGTAGATGCACCGACTTCGGGTTTTGTTAAGTTTAAATTCGTTGTAAATGTATCTGCCATATTGTTATGCCGCTTGTTCTTTTGTTAATTGAGTCCATGTAGTATCAGGATTCTGTATTACAGTCCATTTTAGACCACCACTTGCTGAAAATCCACTTAATTCTTGACCAGGAATACCGCCTGTTACTTTACCTCTATCGATCTGTCTACCAATGGCTGTAAAGTCTGATGTTTCTGCACCAGTTGCAGATGCTGCTATGGTGTATCGACCTGCACCCGTCATAGATGAGGTTTGTGCTATGGTTGCCGAACCTCTATCGATTTGTTTACCTATAGCACTCATGCCAGAGGTTTGTGCTATGGTGCTTGAACCAAGATGGACTCTATGGCCCACACTGGTCATGCTACTGGTTTGTGCTAGGGTTGCAGAGCCACGATCTACTTGAGTACCAATTGCAGACATACCAGATGTCTGAGCAATGGTTGCAACACCACGATCAAGCTGTCTGCCTATCGCAGACGCACTTGATGTCTGTGCTATTGTTGCAGATGCAACTTGATACTGCGGAGTGCCATAAGCGGCAATTCCGTAGTTATATGAGCCATAGCCTACTGAGGCCATGGTATTAAGCTAATGTGATGTCTAAATCACCAGCATCAAATCTAAATACATCACCGCTTGTCACAACCTTAGATGTATCTAAGTTTGCATAGGCAAGTAAATTGCCACTGGTTAATGCATCTAAAATACCTACTGCAACTACAGTTCCGTAATCGGCTGTAGCTGTTGGGTATTCAACTGCTGCTGCGTTTGTCGCTGTTGTAGGGGATGTGCCTGAGACAGTAAAAGTAGAGGTTTGTCTTGCATAAGCTCCACCTGTTACTTCAGTACCACCGCCAGTATCATCAGGTGCTACTGTATACAATGCAACATACAATGTTGATGGTGCTGTATAAGCAGTACCGCCAAATACATGGTTAAGTACCTTGTCTTCTAAATAATCACTAAATCCAGCCATTTTCTATACTCCTAGTTATTACCAAAATAATAAATATCTTTTCTGCGTTTTCCGTAAGTTCTTCTTCTTTGCATTAAAGAACCTTTAGAGAACTCAGCTTTTTCTTGCTCTAGTCTCATTTCTTCTAGAGCTTTCTCGAACTGTGCTGTAAATAGTGGCACTCGTTCATCTTCCATTAAATAGATAGAAGCGTGTTTTAATGATCCATAAAGGTAAGCATCTGGATATCCTGTGGATAAA